AGGCATAATAGCCGGATTGGAAACGTGACCGAGTGGCCGAAGGTGCTCCCCTGCTAAGGGAGTATGGGGTGTAGAGCCTCATCGAGGGTTCGAATCCCTCCGTTTCCGCCAACCATCAGGAAAAGCTGCAAGCATGGCATTAAAGCCATCTGCAGCTTTTTTTTCGTCCTCATTTTCTGAGTTCGACAATTCATCGGCCATCTCGGTCATGAATGCGTGCGTCGGGTCTTCACCCAGCACGGCGCGCAATTTGCCCCGAATGCGCCAGTTCGCCGGGCGCTTTCCCTGTTTCATTTGAATTAAGGTCGGCCCGGTTGTGTCCAGCAGCGCGGCTAGCTTGCGTTGGCTTCCTGCGGCAATTGCTGCTTTTTCGTCCAGTTCGGCTAGTTCTGTGGTTTTCATGGTTGCAATTTGCAATCGTTTGGTGATATATTCCGGTTGCAAATTGCATCCGGTTGCGATTTGCCAATTATCACAGGAGCCGCCATGTCCCACATTTCCCCCACCGAAGACGAAAGAATCTGCGCTTGGTTCGAGTGTCAGACCGAAGAAACTCTGCGAGACCTGCACGAGCGTTTTGATGCTGTCTCTCCTCGTGAGTGCTGGACTGCATTTTTCAACGATTGTTCATCTCCTGCACCTGAAAGCCTTGGCGTTAGCTTGGCGGTTCCCGTCGAGGCGGTGCAGGAGGTGCCCTCACCTTCCGAAAAATTGGCGGTTCTTCGTGAGGAATTCCGTTTAAAGGCTCAAGCATCCTCTGCTTTGCTTGTTCGTGCTCCGGCTCTTCGTTTTAAACGCAAAGTTGATCGAGAGGACTTGCCTTATCAACGCGCTCAAAATTTTTCAGCAGGCATCAATGCGCGAATTACTGTTCAGGTTCCTGTTGATTACCCGCTTTTGAATGGTGATCGAGTTGTCGGCGTTATCGAAATTCGGGTTCATTCGCTAGATCGGCTAAAGGGTGATGACCGCCTTTACACCATCAAAGCCCTTGAGTTGGCCGCCCAGCGTATTCGTGACGATATTGAGGCTTGCGCATGACCTCCGTGCCACACCATCCCAATTTCGGCCAGCAGGAGGTGGTTTCTTACTCTTTGCGCAAAGCTTCTTTTCTTCTTTCGCACCATCTCTACCATACGTTTCTGAATTTCAAGGGTGCGGGCCATCGTCAAACCCGTAAATATTTCTGCCAATTGCGTTTTGATGCTGGTTCCGTCATTGCTTTTGGCTCTGCAAAGGCTGGCGCATGACCTCCGCGCCACATCATCCCAATTTCGGCCAGTGGGCCGCTATTGCCTACTTCTTGGCTGGCCTGCGCCGCTCTGCCCCTGCTCTCGCAGGAAAGACCGCCGCCGCGCCGGGGGTGCAAGCGAAGCGCGACAACGGCGCGGCGGCGGGCTTGACGGCTGCCGGACTCTTAACCCTCCCCGATGGTAATCACGGGGATATCAACTACCGGGCGCTGCTGTGACTCGACCGACTAAATCCGCTCTTGTTCTTGATGGCTCTGAAGTCAAAGCTCGTCTTCTTGCCGAGCGCAGCGCTTCTAAGTCGCACGTTCATATTGATTGGGTGCGCTTTACTTGCTTGCTTCGCAATTGTCAAGCACCTGCAATTGACGAACTGTTTCCCCCTTCGGGCCAGTCTGAATCCTTCATTCGTTCTTGCAATATTTGGGAACCCGAATACCGGGCGCTAGAAATTCGCAAAGCTCTTTTGTCTATGCCTGATGCCGATTTTGCTGCTTCTGCCCAAGCGAAAGACTTGGCTGTCGAGGTCGCCGCAGCTCTCGGCGCTGACTATTCTGTTGCGCCTGAAATTCGCAAAGGGCACGATTTTTATCGTTACCGCTGGAGCATCGAACGCAACGGCATCGAATGCGGCTGGGTCGGCTACTTGTCTAGCGGTGACAGTCCAAGGCAAGCAAAGCAAGGCCGCACAATTCATTGCAATTTGTACGGCGCGGCCTGTACTTTTGCAGCCCATGGTTGGAATGAGCGTATCGCGAAAATCATCGAAGCTCGTGATGCTGATATGACTCGCTGCGACTTAGCTCTTGATTTTTTTGACGGTGTGCCGGGCTTCTCTGACTACCTCACTCAGCTAGTCCAAGACTACAAAACCGGCGTTTGTGACTCTGCTGGCAAGCGTCTCAAGTGCAACATGGTCGGTGACTGGGCTAACGGCTCGGCACGCTCTTTTTACCTCGGTAGCAAAGAGGCCGGAAAACAGACAAACGTTTATGAAAAAGGCGATCAGCTTTTTGGTGTTGAAGCTGGGTCGCCTTGGGTGCGTATAGAACTGCGTTATGGCAACAAACTGCGCGTTCTTTCTTCTGAAATGCTGCGCCGTCCTGCTGATTTTTTTGCCGGTGCCAGCGATTGGCACGCATCGCTAATCCTGCTCGCGGCTCAAACCGTCACCCCTGAGCCGGTCAAAACCACACCACGCCTTGCGCTGGAAACCGTCGAAGCCGAAGCCACTCGCAACCTCCGTTGGCTGCGTGACGTTGCCGCGCCCACCTGCGCTGCCGCTATCGAATTCCTCGGCTTTGAAGAGCTGGTTTCGATGATTAAAGACCAAAAGCTTCCGGGTCGCCTTCAGAAATTCACTCTGCCCGAAATTCGCCGCGTTTTTGGCTCGGCGTTCTCCCGCATCTCTCCCTCGGTCGAAAGCTCTGGCCCTGCTTTCGCATAGACCGCAACAAAGGCTATCAAGGAAAAAACAATGCGCATTCCCATGCAAGTCGTCGTTCACGGCATCAAAGAATCCGTTGGCGAATTTGAGGGCAAAGCCTTTAACTCGCTGACCTTCCATTGCGAAGTGGACTTAAAAGAAAACGGCGTGGGCCGCAGCCTTGGCCGCGTAACCCGTCCTTTCAAGCTCAAAGACGCGGCCAAAGATTTTGATAAATGGGCACATCTCGGCTCCTCGTTTCCTATTACGGCTAACGCCAATTTTGAAATGGAAGCCACTCGCGAAGACGGCACCAAGCTGACGCTTGTTGATATTGCCCCAGCAGCTCGCGCGCCAGCTCCTGCACCTGCTCCGGCGTCGAAAGCCGCGTAAATGCGCCTGCTCATCCAGTCCAAAACCACGGGCCATTTTTTGGCTCCCTCACTCGATGACGGCCAGCCGGGATGGGTCGCCAGCTTGAAAGAGGCGGGCGGCGGTGTTGTCTTTGACGTCGAGTCTGCGCACCAGCTCGTTGAGGACTGGTGTGAACCTGACGATTTTCCGCAGCTTATCGACCTTGACCGGCTCGGCACTGCTTCCGATTATTTGCCCTGAATAAAAAGCAATGCCACCGGAAACCGTCATTACCTGTGACCAAGCCTGCACGATTACCGTGCAGCATGAATTAAGTCTTCCTCCGCTGCAATTAAGCGCAGCAGAGGGAGCATTAATCGCAAGTGCCATCCTTGCGGTGTGGGCGGTTGGGTGGGGCATTAGGATGCTAATCCAAACGCTTAAATCATCTGATGGAAATCCAGAAAGTGAGAATTGACATGAATGAAAATATCAAACGCGGTTTTGTTGCCGCTGGCGTTTTGGCCGCTACTGCATCGGCTAATGCCGCTGCAATCGACGTCTCTGGCGTGGTGACTGATATCACTGCCCAAGCTGCGCCCATTGGCCTTGTTGGTGTTGCCGTGCTGACCATTTACGCTGCTGTCAAGGCATTTAAGTGGGTGCGCGCTGCAATGTCCTAAACGGACAAACTTGAACCCCAGACCGGCCGGCTGGGGGTCTTTGTCAAAGCCCACGCGGTGGGCTTCGCCAAGGAAACAGAAATGGGCCTTTTTGTAATAATCGCAGTGCTGGGGGCCGCATGGTTAATATTTTCCGCTTGATAATAGCCACGCTGTTTTTAGTGATTGCTAATCCTGCTTTTGCGGCATTTCCTCCTTCTCCTTTTGTTTATTGGGATTTGGGCGGTACTAATCTTCAATTTCCTAGTGGTTCAGCTGCTTGCGGCTCTATTGGCCTTACGATGGGGGGGATTATTTATGGTGGTGTTTATTCCTGTTTAGATAGTAAAGGTACTTCTCTAAGAAGCACGACTAAAGTTACTGGGCCTCTTGCTTGTCCTGCTAATTCTACTAAATCCGGCTCTTATTGTTCTTGCAACGCTGGCACAGATGAAAATAACGGAAAATGTGAAGACCCGTTAGACCGTTGTAAGGATTTGAATACTTGGTTTGACAGTTCTTTTAATCCCAATAAATTTCGTGATGTTCCTGGACTTTTGCCCTATGGCGGTTCTCCTGTTTGTGTGACTCCAGACAAAGAAGGTTTAGAGCCTTTTCCCGATAAAACTAAGGGGTGTAAATTTAATTTTGATAGACAACTTTCTTGGAAGAAAGAGGACGGTTCTTTTACTAGCAGTGGCCCTTTGAATACTATCAATCCCCCTGAAACTTGCACTATTGGAGATAATCCAAAAGAAGATGCTAACAATTGTCCTGCTGATTGGCATAAAAGTCCAAACGGTGATTATTGTGTCCCTCCTGACAATTCGAATCCAGTTAATTGCCCTCCGGGATATGCTGAAGGTGCTGATAAAGGAATTTGTCTACCTGAAAAACCAAAAGACCCAATAGACCCAAATAATCCCACAAACCCTACTAATCCCACAAACCCCACAAACCCCACAAACCCTACAAACCCTACAAACCCTACAAACCCCACAAACCCCACAAATCCCACAAATCCCGGTGAAACTTGTCCTAATGGTTTTGTAAGAGACGGTGCTTATTGCGTTCCTAAGCCGGGTGAAATTTGTCCTGACGGCTATGAAAAAAATGGCACTCAATGTTTGCCTAAGGGTTGTGTGCCTGAATCGGCTTGGCCTGAAAAATGTCTTGCTTGTCAAAAAGATGCACTAAATCCAAATGTCTGCAAAATAGACCCGGGAAAATGTGTTCCTGACCCTGCTATTCCTGATAAATGTGGTAAAGAAGACCCGGGAAAATGCGTTCCTGACCCTGCTATTCCCGATAAATGTACAGGTGATGATGAAGATAAAAGTAAATTTGGCGGCGCTTGTGCTGCGGGTTTTACTTGTGAGGGGGATGCTATTCAGTGTGCTATAGCCAAAGAACAGCACATTAGAAATTGCAAGTTGTTTGACGACAAGACCCCTGAATCTGAGCTTTACGAGAAAGAAAAAGCAAAAGACCCTAATCGTGACGTTACAAAAGATTTGCCCGGAAATAAAGAAGTTAATTTATTAGATAAATTAAGCACTGAAAATTTATTAGGCGGTGGTAGTTGTATTTCTGACCTTTCTTTAACTGTTATGGGTAATAGTGTCACTTTGCCAATTAGCAATATATGCCCTGCACTAGGTTATTTTGGTTATATTTTGATTTCCATAGCTAGTCTTGTCGCTTTCCGTATTGTTTCCAGTTCATCAAAGGAATCTTAAATGCCTACTTTTATTGCTTCTATCGGTGGAATGTTTCTTAATCTTGCTGGCAGTCTTGCTGGTCAAGTTTTAATATCTCTTGGTATTTCTGTTATTACTTATACCGGTGTCGATGCTGTTTTAGGTAAACTTAAATCTGATGCTATTTCTTCTATTCTTGGTTTGCCTCCTGATATGGTTTCTTTGCTGTCTTATATGAAAATTGGTGTTGCAATTAGCATTGTTACTTCCGCTGTTGCTGTGCGTCTTGGTTTGTCTGGTATGTCTGGTGCAATTAAGCGGTTTCGTAAAAATTAATTTTTTTATGCTCTATCTAATTACTGGCGCAAATGGTGCAGGTAAGACGCTAAATACTCTCAAATGGATACGTGAACGCTCGGTAAAAGAGGGTCGTCCTGTTTGTCATAATGGCCGCTTTGAACCGGTGCCCGGTGGTGAGTTGGAAAGCTGGAAACCTATCGACATGAAAGATTGGCAGTCAGAGCCTGACGGTACAATTTTTCTTGTCGATGAATGCCACAATGATTTCCCGCTGCGTCCGTCCAGTAGTAAGTAACCCAGCGTAACCGTTGTGGAATTCTTGGATAGTGCGATAATTTTGTGCCATGACCGACACTGCCCCCACCCCAGCTGGTTCATCCTGCGGCCC